CTTATGCGCCTTGCAGGGGGCAAAGTAAGTGAAAAAGAAAAGATACAACGAATGCGGTTATCTGAATATTTTGATTTGCTGAAATATACAGTAGATAAGAATAACAGGGATACGCAAAAAACACCTGCATAATGGCAACTGAAATAGAGGTAATAAAATTTGAAGGCGACTTATCAGCACTTAGGAAAGACCTAAAGGCTGCGGAGTCGTCTTTTTCTACGTTAGAAAATAAGGGCAAGGTAGCTGCAAAGAACACCGAGCAATCATTTTCTAAGCTAGGAAGTTCAGTTAAAAACGTTTTACAGAACCTTCCGTTCGGTGGGTTAATAAACGACTTACAAACAGCCTCACAGTCAGCCCGTGGATTGGGCCAGGGTATTGCAGAAATAGGAGGCGGAGCAAGTAAAGCAGGTGGAGGCGTTAGGGCTTTAACTTCGCTCATTGGTGTTGGACTACTTGGAGCGGTTGCTTTGGCGGTTGCTGCATTTGCTTCAATAGTAGCATTTTTTAAGCAAACGGATGAAGGGGCTGCAAAATTAGACGCTACATTTGCAGGGCTTGGCGGTGCTACTGATTTTTTAACTGGCAAATTATCCCAAATGGGTTCTAAGCTTGTTGACTCATTTAAAGAGGGTGGAGTTGGAGCTAAAATATTAGATGCCTCTTTATTAACGTTAAGAGCTACGGCAGGGGTGCTAACATTTGGATTTTCAGAGGTTGCTATCTCTTTGGTTGGCAATTCGGGCATAGTTAATGGAATGAAAGAAGCAGCAAAGAGGGCTTACGATCTAAGTATTGCCCTAGATTCTATACAGGATGAAATGAGGCTTTTGGGAGTCGAATCAAAGGCTACCGAATTGCAAATACAGGCTTTGTTGAAGCAGGCCAAGAACAGAGGGATTGACGTAACGACTCGTTTGGGCTTAATTACGCAAGCCCAAGAGTTAGAAAATTCAAACCTTCAAAAGAATTTTGAATTACAAAGAAGGTATTATGACAACATAGCACAAACTAATCTTTTAAAGCTAGCATCTATAAATTCTGAAAATAGGGCAGGATTGCAAAGGGTTAAGGCTGTTACTGATCAAATAAAGTTGGCTACGTCAGCTGATCAACTATTAAGTCTATACAGGCAACAAATTGAGGCGCAAAAAGGATTAGCTTCTATTTCAGATGACCAAGCACAGTCCCAAGTTGACGGACTTCAAAAGATTATTGAACTTGATGGGCGTTCTCAAGTCCTACAAGAGAAGTATGCATCCATAACATCTCAGTTAATTGAAAAGGAAATTGCAGACAGAACCGAAGCAATAAAAGCAGTTGAACGCGCGCGCGAAGCATCAGCGATAACAACGATTAAAGGTGAGCAAGAGTTAAGCCGGTCGGTATTGGCTATTAAGATAGCTTCATTACAGTCTCAAAAGGCTTTATTGAAACAGTATGGGAAGGATACTTCCGCTATTGACTTAGAAATAGCAACGCTTAATAAAAAGTACTTAGATGACTTGACTAAAGCGCAAGACGAAGCCAACGCAAAACGCTTAGCTTCCGATAAAGCTAGGTCAGATGCGGAGCGTAAGTTAATGGAAGAAAATTACACTAAGTCAATAGGTGATATTGATGAACGTACTAAGTTTCAGTTATTAAATATTAGAGAAACAGCAAAAACAAACGAAGAAGCAAAAAGACAAGAATTAGCTTTAGAGATAGGTGCGCTTGAGGCTAAAAAAATAATAAATCAAGAGGCCGGCAAATCTACTTTAGATATTGAACTAGAGTTGCAGTCTAAGAAAAAGGAGCTATATAATCAAGATGTTGAAGATTACAATCAATCCCAAGCAAAGAAAAAGCAAGCGACTATTAACACACTAGGATTCATTTTCGATCAAACGGAGTCTATTTATAATGGACTTGCTCAAAACAGGGCAGCGAGAACGCAGGTTGAAATTTCAGAGTCGCAAATGGCTACTCAGAAAAAAGAAAAAGACCTACAAAAGCAATTAGAAAATGGCACAATATCACAGGAAAAGTATAGCGCAACGCTTAGACTTATCCAGGAGAAACAAGCCCGTACGGAGGCGGCATTGAAAGCCAAACAAGCAAAAGCAGACAAGCAGGCGGCACTATTCAACATCATAATTAATACCGCTGCATCTATCGCTAAAACATTAGCAACACTAGGCGTGCCGGCAGGTATTCCGGCATCACTTATAGCAGCAGCAGCAGGGGCGGCACAATATGCTATTGTTAACGCAAGACCAGTTCCTAAGTATAAAGATGGTGTAATTGATTTACAGGGTAAAGGGACGGGTAAAAGTGATTCTATTGATGCGAAACTTTCTAAAGGTGAGTCAGTAATGACAGCGAAGGAAACTAACGATAATTTAGGCTTGTTGTGGGCCATCCGAAATAATAAACTTGATGAATATGCAGACCGTGCATGGGTTAAGCCTGCATTGGACAAACAGGACGAAATCAAAAAGAATAAAGAGCAACGTTACAACCGAATGATGAAAAAAGCTATAGGTAAGAATCAAGAGTTAGACACCTTTGAACTCGAAAAGGCTATACGCAAAAATGGCTCTGTTAAAATCACTAACTGGGATGAAATGCCAATAGGAAAGGGGCGTAACATTGTTTAGATACACACTATATCACAGTACCGATAAGTACGTACTGTCAACCGATCCGAAAGGATGGGATGCGGCAGAGCTAGGAATAACACGTTCTCCTAAATACCACGGAATGAACTATTCACAAATACTAGCACTGTCTTTTATTTGCGGTTCAGGGAAAGAGTTTATTGACAACATTTACAATACCTTAGGAGTCGATGAAGAAATAAAAATAACGGTTGAGGAATCTTGTGAGTGTGTTGAAACGATAACTAACAACTCATATAGTCCAGATTATTCACCCGATTACGAACAAGGTGGATCATCTTTAGATTGTAATTATCAAATGTTATTTGAGGGAATGCTAGACCTATTCAGTATAAATATACTTGACCAGGAAACGCAAGTGCCATTGATTGAACAAGGTTTAAATCAAAAACTAACATCTAGGATTGAAACGAAGGTAGAATTATTTTCAAATAAAACTATAGGAGGGCAAATAATAAACGACATTACGCCTCCGTATGATTTGAATTTACATAGTAAGGCTGTTACAGCTTTGGGTAATTGGCAGTTTGTGGATTACATGGAAGAGGTTTTAAATTCCACTGTGGGATTTGGATTATACCTAAATTTGATACCTGTATTTATTGAAAAAGATGGATTGTATTTTGAAGACAATGAGTCAAATCCTATAGATGCGATTTTCTATAATCAGTCAAACGCAAGCATTCAATTAAAGGTAAATATTAAATCTGTTGGAGGGATTCAATTAAAAAGGTTGTCTCCTAGCAATTCGGTAAATTTAACTACAAGCTTTGGTATAAGAATAGGTACAAACCCGATTAGCCCAGGATTTAATCATAAGTTTATACCGGATCAAGTGTTCAATTATGATGGTACGTATAAGCAAGTGGATTTAACAGTTACCGATGAAGTAACTATTACTGTGCCTGCTGGCAACTTCGTATTTATATCAATGGTTGTTTATGGCACAGCATCCGAAGCATGGGAGGCGACTTCTGCATTTACATCATTGAGCGTTACGGCCACATACGTATCACTAGCATTGCCAAGCGTGAGTAAGGCTCAATATATATTTGAGTCATTGGCTCGAATTGGTGAGGCTATGTTTGACAAGGCCGATTGTGTGCGGTCATCTTATTACGGCCGTATAAATGCAACCCCATACGAAGAAATAGAAAATGGATGTGGCTCATTTGGAGCGTTTACAAGTGGTGTAATGATTAGACAATATCCAACAGTAGGAGAAAAGCCAAACGGTATACAAATGTCTTGTAATGAAACATTTGAAGCTTTAGATGCCATTGATGACATAGGGATAGGCTTTGAAAAGTGGGGCATTGATTATAAATTAAGATGGGAGCGTAAAGGGTTTTTCTATCAAGATTTAGAGATTATTAAACTAGAGCATGTGCCCAATATTAAGCGAAGTGTTGCGCAGGAATACGCGTTTAACGACATATTG